GCCACGTTTAATATCTATCAACATCGCCAGGAGATTACGTCCCTCGGATGGAGCAGAGGAGCGACGTGGCATACCATCATCCACTAACTGTTGCGCCTGCTCTAATAAGATTCCATCAAAGATATTGCGGAGAATGTGCGGCATCATCTGTGCGATGGTGCTGGTCTCATAGAAGTATTCGTCTCCAGTCAGATAGCCGGAGCGATGTGCCTTTTCCTTGCGAGCATAACGCTCACACGCACGAAGTATCTGCCACCCTACACGCTTGAGATTATATTTACGAGCCTCGGCATCTGGCTCATCAAATGCTTGACTAAGATAGTCCACTCTGGTCACACACCAGAGCATCCCTTCCTGAATTAAATCTTCTCTATCTACCCAACGGCCGTACCTTCTGTGTACTACCGCTGCTCTCTCTTTCACCAACTCGTCGACGCCATCTGGAAGGATTCTAGTCACAATCTATAATCGACTCCTTGATAGTAGGAGTTAGGCTCAGTATCCTGATAGCAAGAAAGTCCAGGTAATTGCTGGCATCTGCTAACTCCTCAACCAACTCTCGGATGGTGTCATCCAAAGAGTATTGCTCGAACCTCTGACCAGTAGCGTGTGCGTACTGTGTCGCACCCACACCACGCACACGACTGGCTCGGAGGGAGGCAAAAGATTCTATGAAGGACACAAGGTCCTCAGTGCTTACGCCTTTGCGGTAAGCCATTACAGCAGGGTGGTCTGCTAGTGGCGTACGGGTGGTATCTCTATCCACAGTCTCCCACGCTCCAAATCTATCTCCACTACACGAAGCCCTAACCCATTCAAGGTATAAATCACGCTGTCCATCGTTTCCTTTTCCATTAGAGGGCCAATCGTTCACGTAGTTTGTCCGGTCCCTCCGCTAGGTAACAGTCCGTGATGTCCATACCAGATGGTAATTGTACTATTTGTGCGTTAGGTACCTCCTGTGCGACACGCCGAGCGAAGTCTTGTCCAGGATTAGAGCCATCTGCTTTGTCGTCGTTGTCTCCAACAATCAACACACGCTCTCTGCCTTGCACTAAACGAGGGAAGTGTTCTTTCCAACTGGCTACACCAGGACAACCTACCGCAGGTATCTGTAACACCTGAGAGATGATGAGAGTATCGAACTCTCCCTCACAGATGACTAATGTATCTGACTCAACATCTAAATCTCTTACGTTATATAAGTGCGACTTCTGCCCTGCTGGTGAGCCGTACTTTGGATTGCCTTCGTGCAATCTCCGGAACTTCCAGCCCACTACTCCACCTGATAGCACGATATACGGAATGGAAATCCATCCCTTGTAGGATTCGTGCGGCCCGTACTCTCCAGTAATAACACCTATCTGTGCGTACTCCACTATCTCCTTAGATAGTCCACGTCCTACGAGATACGCTATTGCCTCTGGATTTTCCTGCAGCGCCGCGTGGTAACGTGAGGCCAGCCCTTTCAATAATTCCTGTTGCGATTTTGTAGGCATCACGCTTATCTACTCCCTCTTTAATCATCACGATGTTAATAGCATTGCCACCCTGAGCGCAGGTGTGGCAGTAAAAGACCTGGTTGATAGTATCTATGACAGCGCTTCGTCTCTTGTCCGGATGAAGGAAGCAACGTACGCTCACGTTCCTTCCCTCTCGCACCTCTCCGCCATAGTGGTCGACGATAGGGATTATCTGTAGCGACCCGGCATCGGACTTACCCTTACCTCTGGCCCTACGAAATCCCTCACTCATCACGCCTCTTCTTCTATTGGGTCCACTTCAATCTCTATCCCAGATACGTACATATCATAGGAGTTATGGTCGCCTCGCTTGAGGACACCCAAGAACTTCTGCCTTGCTTCCTCTGGTGAGTTAGCCAGCAGTGTTGTCTTGTACACCACTCTCTCCTTGCCCATCACTCGGTAGTGACTTATCATCTGTCTTCTCCTCCTGCTCTGGTACTAGATTGTTCATAATATCTGTTGTTGTAATATCACCTTGCGGTACTGGCATTTGATTCTCCCTTGTGTAGTACTTCTTGGCTGCTTCCCAACCTGCTTTGTATCCCTCATCAAAGTATGAACTTCCGGTGGACTTAAACTGAGACACTCTCTTGGCAACACCTGGCTTCATTGCTTCTCCTTCAACCACGACTCTAAATCTTGAATGACCCAAGACTTATCTATCCCGTGGTTGCGTCTCTTTACTACAACGAAGGCAGGAGGGACTTCCCCTAGTCCTCTTGCCTTCGCATAGTTCTTCGCCTCCGTTACTGCTTCTTCCCAGAACGCAGGCAAATCTATTTTCTTCCGGTTCTTTAACTCCAGAATGTAGGTCTGACCTGCAACAATGCAGTACAAGTCTCCCTCATCTTTGGCTCCCGCCTTGGTCAGACGTTCAGCAATCACACCTTTATCGCGTAACCATTTCATTACGCCAGTCTCAAAGAGACTACCTTTACGTCCGTTCTTGTTAGTCATTCTTCAGATACTCCAATGGCATACGCCATCCGTTGATGGACTCATCTCGATAGGCTCGGTCAAGTTGCTCTCCTGCCTCGAAGTAACCATATATCTCTACCTGAGAATAATACTCATCATCTAATATCTTGGTGCCGTAGATTCTCTTCTGCATATCTTTATCCCAAAAAGGAATAGCAGTAGCAGTGCGGATAGTGCGTACCTCATACTCACCCACATCCGGTATGTTCTTGCGTAATGGATGCAATCGGTTGGGATACCACGGCACATTCCAAGACAACGAGTAAGCCCTTGCCACTGCCCACTCCGATACGTTGGCGCGAATGTTAGCCAGGAGTTCGTGTTCCAACCTACCCTCTGCCTTTCCCTTGGCATAGTTAGGCCGGTCAACGGAGTCAAACTTCGTTAGCCATCTTTCGGTAGCCAACATCGTGCAGACCCGCACTTCCTCCTGACTAAGTTCGACAATCATTAGTCCTCTTTGTTAATTCGGTCGAGGATGTTCTCAATAGAACCGTAGTCCTTCTTGAGTTGCCAGTAACTGAACGCATTGAGCGCCCACTTGATTCCTTCATAGACTGCTAGGACAGCAATGCCTGTCCAAAATATTTCCCAATTCATTATACGACTCCCGCTATGGCGCTGTTTCTATACGCCCTGCCTTGTGCGTCAGCGTCTCCTATTTGGCAGGTTGAATAATTAACATACAGTTCTGAATACATCGTGCCATCGGCAGCGTGTGGTCCAAATCTGTTCTTTACTGCAGCGACCTTGAGAATAGAATCACTCGGGTTGAATCCCAGTGTGAGTATCATCGAAGGTAACTGACTTATCTTGCCGTGGATAGCCCGACGGGGTGGAGGTGCATCCGCCTTCCCGAACTCGCTTTGCTCCGACGTATGGTGGAGCACAAGTACGCACGCCTCAGTGGTACGAGCAAGGTGGTGAAACTCAGTCATAATCGCACGTAGACCAGACCATTCATTCTCTTGCTCAGCAACGACATTCGATAGGTTATCCACAACAATAAGTTCCGGAGGATACCCGTAGAGTTCGACGTAAGCCTTTACTTCTAACTCAATATCATCCAGCGTAGGTGATGGGTCAAAGACCCAACGGATATGATTCATTTGCAATAACTGGTAGCGATAGAACTCTGGTGTTAACTCCAGGTTCTGCTCCACCATTATCTGTGTGTGCTGTGTCTTGTGCGCTGCAGAGCGCAGAGCCACAGTCGTAGCGTCAGTATCGGCAGAGAAGAACAACGTAGGTACGTTGGCCTTTGCTGCATAGACCAGAGCAAACATAGACTTACCAGCGTTAGGTTGCGCTGCAACCATACAGACTTGTCCTCTTCGGAACTTCATCTGATTACCGGCGAGCGCTTTCCAGACATCAGGTAAGGGAACGGCCTTAGCCTGAGTGCCTTGCCACGCTCTTTGTAAATCAATCAAGGTTGTACTCCGGAAGTCTTAGTGAAATGTTTGCGTGCTTACGTAGTTCTCTACGTTGTCGCTCAGTAGTACCTGCCCAGATACCGAATCCTTCGTGGTGTACTGCCCACTCCAGACATTCAGACCTATGAGCGCAGCCACCACAGATGTTGCGTATAGTTCTTAACGCATAGTCTGAGTACTGGAAAGCCTCATATAGGTCAGGATAAAAAATCTCTGTGTCGAGACCCCTACAAGCGGGGTCCTCGAACTGTGATGGCTCTCGCATCTTTATACGTTCTTAACACCAACAGCCTTACACTTTCTCCCTGTAAAATCTTTTGGTGCAGCGCAGAGGAATCCACCCTTGCGTGTGCCTGGGTTATCTCGGTCATCCCACTCACGCCAGTTCATATTTCCGTGAGCACAAGCAGGTGCTACTCCAGTGACAGTAGGTGCTGCCTTGATAGGAGTGACAGTTGCCGTTGCTTCTACTGGAGCAGGTGCGCTTGGTCGAGCAACTGCTGCTACTCCACGTAGCATCTGTGATGTCTGTGCGACAATCGGAATGATGTTCTGTAGACCCTGCAGTTGTGCTGCTGCATCTGCATCATCGATAGCGTATATGTTAATCATATCGCCATCCTTCTCCCACTTAAAGTTAATCTGAATCTTGGTTGATTCATTCGCTGCCATCTGTATTTCCTCCGCTTTCGTTGATTGATTTGACTTCTAACCGCATTGATTCTTTTCCTACTTTGTAAGGTATGAATCCCAAAAGATTCTCTACCTCATCGGAATCCACTGTACGCCTACCAGCAACTGGTGTCCAGGTTATCTGGATACCTTTCTCTGTGACTCCGGTGTATCCCTCAAGGTGGGACTTTAGCGATTCTTTTTCCTTTGTCAAGATTTTAATTTCATTGTCGACTTGTAGATATTTCTCTGAGTGTTGGGCTACGGTCAACTCCTTAATCAAGACCGTAGGTGCGTTCTCTTTTTTTAGACCAACGCATCCAACCTCGCCGGTGGCATCGTAATACTTGCAGAAGTTACTGCAGTACGATACGGCGTCTTTCTCTGGAGCCGGAGGCTCCGTCAATACCTTGATGTCTGCAAGCCACTGGAGCGCCTCTAAGGCGATGGCCTCATCGTATGGCTCCTTGTGCATAATCACATCTCGTTCGTCCCCATCGCGGCTGATAGCCACCAATGCGACGTGTTCTACCGGCATCTTCTGGCCGTGTGTCATTAGGTACCCGTAGGTCTGGACCTGCCAACGTTGCTGCTGGCTAGGGAAGTAGGACAGGGTTCTAGCCTTGACCGTCTTCCAGTCCACAATAGTCTTGATGCTTGGGATGTAGCAGTCTACGTGGGCTTTCATCCCGTTGTAGGCCACCTCTGTCTCCAGCATAAACTTCTCGCCGGTAGGGTCAGCCAGTGTCAGAGCCTGTTCTATCTCTGTGTGGATGGCAGTACCCATAATGGCGCTGAGTTTCAGGTCGTCGTGGTTAGTGACCGGCTGTGAATTAAGCCGGTAGTACACTTTCCGGGCGCACGAACCCAGTTCTGATGGTCCTATCTCTGGCTGCAGAGAGCGGGCTTTGCCCGCGTCCTTGTTCCGGAGAGCGGTAATTAACTCCTCGATAATGTTCATTGTTCCTCCAAGAGTAAGGGTACATCCAGAGTGTGACAGAAGCAACTGTGTGACATACACCGGCGTGTCACATCCAGTTCTGTGTATAATACGAGCGTAGCGAGTAAGGGTAGCGGGGAGCCATTGGAGATGGCTCACCTACAGGGGAGGGTATCCGTGGGTTTAAGCACACTTGCGAACATTTTGTGGCGTTTGTACGGTGAAGAGTTACCCGACCCGCCGATGTTAATGGCAAACTTTCTTATCAACTATCTGGGACAAGAAGGATACGAAGTCGTAGAAATAAAAAAAGAGGGCGCCCCCATTACAGGGACGCCCTCAGTTGCCTCGCAGGAACCTACTTCTTCTTAGCAACCTTCTTACGTGTCTTTACTGAAGAACCTAGACCAAAATCTTTTGCGCTTTTGTCTAGTGCCTTCATAGCAGGAGCCGCTACTGCGGCGAGTGCTGCGTAGCCCAACTTCTTAGGGTCGGTTTCTCCGGCTAGGTATAGCGCCATTGCTGCCGCTACTGCTGCTCGTAGGTACGAATGGAGTACCTGGATTGCTTTCTCTTTAGTCATTTCGTATCTCTTTCTTTGGTGCTTTCTTGACCTTGGCTTTGATGGCAGCCACCTTCTTTGGCTTACCCATCCAGGCAAACCAAGGGCTGGTATCGCTACCGTAGGTATCTTTGATGGAGATATGTAAGTGCTTGTAGTGTCCGTTGGACCCTTCGTACTTACGCTCTCCCTTTTCTGGCGACCAAATCTTTCCGCTAAAAATTAAATACTTGACCCGTCCATCTTCCTTTAACTTGTCAAAGATTTCGTGGCAGTCAATGCCACACGCAGGGTCGTGTGTCAGGTCTACTGCAAACCCGGAGTTGTGGTCTGAGTTTGGATTCTGATGGACGTGCGCCTTAGATGGGAGCAGCCCATCCGATGCCTTCTTCCTCTTCGGTCTCAAGGCTGTCGCTTGTCTTAGGACTGCAATGGCAGCCGGTTGTGCAACACGTGCTAGTGGAATCATTTACGCTCCAAGAGTATTCGGTAGATTTCTTCAACTTGTCGTTCCAATCTCATAACGGTATCTTTGAGACTGCTGCCCCCATTGGGACGGAGTTCTGATAGGTAGTGTTTGACTAACCATTTAACAGCCATAGCAAATCCACTAATAATAGTGAGAATAGATACGGCTAAACCAGCCCAATCAGCAGGGGACATTTGTTCTCCTTATACGGTACGTGCGGTAACGAGTAGCAATCCGCCGTAACCAGTAAAGCGCTTATCGCTTGGTGCTACGTTGCGGAAATCCATTTCTTCAATGAGAGCAATGACAACCTCTCCGGTTCTAAAGTCTTCGATACGTACAGTATCTCCGGCACTTTCTATCTGCTCTAGTTGGGTGAGCCTGTCAAAGGCTCGTCCGTCATAACCCACCTCGTTGCCCATAGCATCGCTCTCGCGGTCATAACAGGCAATAGGTAGTTGAATCAAACGTTGACGTGGTACAGCAGGCAGCGCCTTAATTTGGTATCCAGTAAATACTGGACCCAATGATGTGTTAGATGTAGAACGGGTAATAGTGAACTTGAAACCTACGTACTCTTGTGGTCCAAGAGGGTATGGGATTCCGTACTCCTGGGTAGGTGTGTTCTGTGCAGCACCACCGATTGCGTACTCATTACCATCTGCATCGATAGAGATGACCGACACTGCACCATTGGTGGTATCTACCCGAGGATTGATGAACTTAAATATCTTATCCTCAAGAGTGTTGTACCGGACGTACCCAGTCTGCAGATAGCCAGTCTCTAGTAACGTACTGGCGTTCTCCATATAAACAAAACCACTAGTGCCAGAGTAAGCGGTAGCGTAGGCAAGTCTATCTGTCTGGCCAATAAAAGCGCAGGCAGTAGTTCTC